TATTTAGAATTAAAACAACAATTTTAATTCTAAATATTTATTTTTATTGATTGATAATGGAAAACAAAAATAAATATTTAGAATTAAAACAACAATTTTAATTTAAAATATTTATTTTTATTGATTGATAATGGAAAACAAAAATAAGAAGAAAAAAATTGAAAAAAAAGATATCTTATATATAATAGTATATACAAGATGGAAGAGTTAAGAGAATTAAAAGAATACATATTAAGTTTGATAGACATAAAATATACTTGGTGGAATGAGGAATCAGGATTAGAGATGTTTTATGTTGATAAGATACCGGAAATAAGTGAAATAAGAAGAATAGGGATAAATTGTGCTGGATTAATAAATATAATAAGACAAAAAACGGGTTTAACAGTACCAGAAATAAGAGAAGATAGTGATTGTACAGTAAGAGGTGGAACATATCATTATTATGAATATTTTGAGGAGAATAAAGTATTAGAGGAATTTGATATAGAAAAAGAATATCCAGAATATACATTATTATTAAGGAGATATAGAGATGTAGAAGACCAAGGACATTTAGCGATGATTATAAATAAAGGTGAAATAATACATGCATATGCAGAAGATGAATTAACAGGAAGAGTAGGAATAACTAAATTAGAAGATTCACATTATTATAAAGAGAGTGGATATTATGAGTATATAGTAAGACCAGAAAATTGGTTAAAACAATAAAAATTGCAAAAATGAACTATTTATATGTTAATAATATATAATAAATTAATAAAGACATTAATAAAGATGTCAGAATCAAAAAAATGGTTTGGTTCTGAAGGTTCAAGATTTATTACTGAAAATGGTTATTATTTGATTAAAAAGAATAAATTTTTTGGTTATGATGTGTATGCAGTCCAATCTCCAGATTGTGATCATAAGAATATTAGTGATTTTCTTAAATGTGAAGTATGTATAAAGTGTTATGATGAACAGTATTATATTAAAGGTGTATCTGAAGGTGGTACTACTGTTTCAGAAATTCCATTTGACGAACTTGAAGAAGAAAGAAAAGTTATGATGGATGATATTGATGAAGAACTAAAGATTAAGGAAGAAGAGGAAGAAAAGGAAGAAAAGGAAGAAAAGGAAGAAGATGAAAAAGAATAAATATTTTTTATAAAAATTTATATTTTATAGAATGATAATATATAAATGACATTTCGATTATCAGAAATTTTAAATACAAGAATGAGAGGAGATAGAAATAATTATTTTGAATATGAAGAAAATATAGATGAATTAGAAGATTTTGCGGTTAGTAATGGTTCAATTTATATACCAGTAGCAGGTAATTATCATAATGAAACAAAAACTTATGAAGTATTAGGAATAGTAAAAGAAAAGAATTACGAAAGAAGTATAATAAAAATTATATTAAAAGATTTATTAACACGTAATAGAAGACTATTATCATTTTATACTTCAGTTAGTGGATTAAATTTATGGAGATTAGTATTATTTGAAAAATATGATAAAGGAGGTATAGGAGCACAATTTGATAAAGGAGCTGATTATGCACAAGGAACATTAGCAAATATTAATTTACAACCAATATTAGATAATTTATTTGAAAGTGAAGAAATACCAGAATGTAAAAGTGTTTTAAGAATGGAAGATATTAATCCTTTTATGGGAAATTCTTTTTGTGAAAATACACATAATTTAATAAAAAATTCAATATACACTTCAAGATCTCCAAGTTATAAATATAGTTTTAATAATAGAATGGTTCGTGTGCCAATATTACAAGAAATTTTTGAAGATGATAATTTAAAATGTGCACATTTAACAAAAGATTCTTCTTTGAATAGATTAAAAGAAATAATGGATAGATTTCAAAGAAGTATAAGACATAATTTAGAAGATGAATTTAAAGAAGGTGGAACTTTGAACCATTTATATGATTTTAATAAAATAATAGAATTAGATGAATCAAAAGAAAAATGTGCTTTAATTAATGGTAAAATATATTCAATAGAAATAAAAGTAAATCCAACAAATACAAGAGAATCATATGTATTATATTTTATAAATTATAATTTTAAGATGATAACAAAGATAGGTAATCATATATCATATCGTGCAGAATTAATAGATTCAATAACATCACCACCAAACAAAAAATTATTTTATAATTATTTAACAAAACTAAATAAAATAGCTCCAATATCTATACATAAAAAAATGCATAATGGTGAATATTTACATACAACAGATTTAGGACTAAATAGTAATATAATATTAGCAGGAGGATTTATATGTAAAATATTTGATTATAAAGCACAATCTAATTCATATGAAACACATAATTATAATTTATATCACAATAGTAAATATTGCTATATAGGAACAAGATATGATGATATATATCCATTTAATTTATTAAGAAATATATTAATGAGTAGAGGAAGACAAATAATAGATTTATCTAGTAATAGTGTTTTTGGATTTGAAACTAAAAGAAATTTGGCAATTTTAACAACACAAATTTATAATATGTGTTTGAAGTTTGGAGATGTAAAAAATAATTTAGTATTAATTAATAATAATTATTATCCAAGTTATGAACCTATTATAAAAAATTTTTTTAATATAATTGAATTATATAGATTAAAAACAGGAAGAAGTATTGGTGAAACGACTGAAAGTTATAGTATTATTCAACATTTTATGAATGAATTAATTAATTTGATTTATTCCTCCACAACAAGAAAATATCAAGATTTTAAACGTTCTATTATTGCAAGTGCTACTGGTTTATTATCATCAAGTTTTTCTGCAAGTGCTGCTGCTGGTTCATCTTCAAGTTCTTCAGCAAGTGCAGTAGCAGGTCGAACAATTATAGATTTAATACGTTCTGAATTAAAATTAGATGATAATATAGTATCGGAATATATAAATGATGAATTTACTAGATTAAGGCGCAGATTTGATGACCCAACTTTTTTAATAAGAACTAGTGTAATTACTCCACATTTTTTAAAAGGAGATCTTCGATATGAAGAAAAACAAAATAGAATTAGGGAAAGAAGGAGTTATTTGTTATGTTGGTATATTAAAAAATATGATTTTGAATTAACATATCCAACTTTATATCATTCATTAATAAATTATAGAAATTTAAACTCTGTACTTGAAACAGTCAAAAAAAGAAATTTACAAATAGAAATTAATAATAAATTAATAAGTGAAAATGAAGATAATATACAAATTATTTTAAAAATATTAAATTCAATAATTCCAACATTATTATATGATTCAGATATTGAAAATTTAAATAATTTAATGTATATTAGAACATATATTATTTTGTTAAGACGAAGAGATATATCTATATCTATAGATACAGTCGCAACTATTGCCGATAGAGAAGCTAATATTGCTAAAACACGATTAGTACAAAGGCTTGATGAGGAATACAAAAGACGAAGAGCATCTTATGCAGCAGCAGCTGCTGCTGCTTCTTCTTCTGCTGCTGCAGCAACTGCTTCCGGTTCTGCTTCTGCTGCTTCTGGTTCTGCTGCTTCTGGTTCTGTTGCTTCTGGTTCTGTTGCTTCTGGTTCTGCTGCTTCTGCTTCTGCTGCTTCTGGTTCTGCTGTTAGCAAAAGTAGCCGTCGCACCAGAAGAAAAACACGAAAAGCATCTTCTGGTTCTGCTTCTGGTTCTGTTGCTTCTGGTTCTGTTGCTTCTGGTTCTGTTGCTTCTGGTTCTGTTGTTTCTGGTTCTGTTGTTTCTGGTTCTGCTTCTGGTTCTGTTGCTTCTGGTTCTATTGCTTCTGATTCTGCTGTTAGCGCAAGTAGTCGTAGTAGACGCACCAGAAGAAAAACACGAAAAGCATCTTCTGGTTCAGCTGTTACTTCTGGTTCTGCTGTTACTGATGCAAAACGATTAAAATATTATATGGGTTATATGAAATACAAAAATAAATATTTAGAATTAAAAAAGAGAGAAAAAAAATGAAAAAAAAATATATTTATAAAAGATTTATGAAAGAAATAAAATATAAGATGCAACACAAAATTAAATATCCAATAAGAATAGTAGCAAAATTGGTAGATTGTGGATGTGAAGGAATAGAGATGATGATGAATAAATATAGAGATGTAATATTAAGAAGTGAAAACTAAAAAAAATGAAAAAAAGATATTATATGAAATATATAATATAAAAATATAATGAATAATTGGAGTATAAAAGAAAGTACAGAATTTAAGACAGAAGATGATAAATTATTATATTTCAAGGATGAAATAAATAATGAGATATATAATGCTATAATAAATAAAAATTGCGATCATAATAAAATTATAGAAATAGAGAGATGTAAGAAATGTAGTAGAGAGATAAATAATATAAAATATATAAGAGCAAGAAAAATATATAATAAAGATAGAATAATGATAGAGAGACCAATATATAGATTTAAATTATTAAATAGTGAAATGGAATATAAAATATATTATAGATGGGATGAAAAAGAGGGAAAGATATTTATGGATGAGAATAATAATATATTATTTACATATGATGATTATGGATTATATGACAGAGATGAAGAAATAAAATATGTGATAATAATACATAAAGATTGTTATCATAAAACAAAAGAAGAGATAAAAAAGTGTGATAAATGTAGTATAGAGATAAATAAATGCAGATATGGGAAAGGATATATAAAAGAATATAATAGGATAATAGATGTAAAATTGGATATATGTTATAGTAGAAAGATATAGAGATTAGATAATAGGTTGTGGTAGTGAAAGTTGCAAATTATTATTAAAGATGTTAATAAATTCTTTAGTATGTTTATTATAAATAAAATCGCCATTTCTCAATTCAATTAAATTAGGAAAAGAAGAATAAATATTATCAAGATATTTTTTATATTCAGTAATCCAGTTATTATTATATAGATTAACAAATTTAAGAAAATAGGTATTAGGTAAAATTAAATTAGTAATACTAATAGGAAATAAATCAGTAGTAATATCTTGTTTAAAATTTGATTAATAATCATCATTATTGATAATTTCTTTATATTTTAAAAATTATAATTTTAATAAAGTGGGAGGAATAACATTATTAAGGAATTTTATCAAAGAGTTAGATTTAAAAGAAGTGAGAGTAAGAAGTAAATAATCAATATCATAATCATAAAAATCTAAAATAATTAATTCAGAAAGATTTTATGGGAAATTAGTTTAATTTATAAATTGTTCCTCCTTTCTGATTTATCTTTTTTAATAATTCTAAATATTTTTTTTATATTTAATATATTTTTCATAATTATTATTCATATATATATAACATTCATAAAAAAATTATTTTTTATCTAAAACACTATTAAGAATAGCATCCTTAAGAACTTTTGAAAATTCATCATATAATTTTATTCTCTGTAAAGAATTTAATTTTTTCTTTAATTTCATTGTTGAACACGTATAAAATATATCACCATCAGTGAGAGTATTAAATGGTCTGATAGATTCACCAATAGAAACATTAAGTTGATGATTCATTTGTTTTAGATCATCATTATCTAAATCTAAATTAGTAATAACAACAATAATAGTGGTATTTTTACCAATTTTTATATCATCTAAAAAATATTTTTTAGCATTAAATGGATTGTGAAAGGGTTTATTATTTTTATAAATAATACCTACTGCATTGTTAACAACTAAAACAAGAACTTTAATGCCATTAATATCTTTATAACTCCATCCTTGTCCATGTGAAGCACTTAATCCAGCAGCAACTTGTCCGGAATATAATTTATTATCTGATTGATTAAAAGCAAATCTTCCTAATTTCTTATCAGGATAAATTTTATTATTATATAAATTACCACTATAAATAATAGCACCATTTAAACCTAACCAATATTTATAATTGGTAGATTTTAATGATTCAATAGTTATACCAGTAGTAGATTCGAGACCTAGCAAAGAACCGCCACTAATATTAATACCATGAATTATTTCTTTATCATTTGTAGAAAGACAGTCAATATTACCCGGCCACCCTCCTCTTATTTCTTTATGAACTTTCATACCATTATCACATCTTATAAAAGTTAAACCACAAGGTCCTTCAGAATATTCACATTGAGAGACAGAAATATTAGGAAATTCTAATTTAATAAAATGTTTAGAAGTAGAATTTTTAGGTTGTAAATTAAGATTATCATTAGTTTTAATATTAGATTTTATATTTTTAGCACCACCAATTAAATTATTATTATTATTTAATAAATTAAGATATTTACATTTATATTTAATATATTTTTGGTAATAATTATTATTCATATAAATATAATTATTAAAATAAAAAATAATATAGTAATTATTTATTTATATAAATATAATTATTAAAATAAATAAATATATATATATATATATATATATATAAATGTCAGAAGATTTTGGTTTAAAACTTGATTTTCCGGTGGAAGCTCCTTCAGATTCAAATATTGGTAGTTTAGATTATATTAATGATCTAAATAACAGTAGTGGAAGAATTATGGATTTATTAAGACGTTGTAGTGTGGAATTATATACAAGAATATATGCAAATGCCGAATTTAGAGAAGCAATAAGAATTAGAACTGGACACGATTTAAGAAGACCCGATTCTGTAATGGAACATGGACAAAGAGTAAGAGACGCATTATGGGAAGTTAATCCTGAAATGGTTAGATTATCAGAAACAGTAGAAGCATTACATGATAGAGTGAGAGATTATAGAAATTTAATGGATGAATTACAAGATAATAGAGCTGGATTACCAAATGATGAAGTTGAAAGACAAATGAATAATTGCCAAACAGCACTTTCTTCTTTTAGAACAAGAATAGAAGAAACAATGGCAAGATTAAGAAAATTATCTGCAGAAAGTACCCGAGAACCACCTTTTACACTTGGAAGATATGCTGCTGCTATTGGTGGCGGAAATTCTATTTATTATGAAAAATATATGAAATACAAAAATAAATATAATATGTTAAAACATAAATTATAACATATTATATTTATTTTTATTGATTGATAATGGAAAACAAAATTGATTGATAATGGAAAACAAAATTGATTGATAATGGAAAACAAAAGTAAATATAATATGTTAAAACATAAGTTATAATTTTTATTGATTGATAATGATAAATATTTTTGTATTTATTTTTATATATAAAAAAAATTGAATTCTTTATTATATAAGTAATTATAATATAATGGTTTTTACAATTACATTACTTAATGATAATATAAAATTAAAAGAAAAAGATAATAAAATACTTATTTATATCAATAATCATCCATATAAAAATAATATTACAAAAATTATAATTAAAAAGAAAATTATATTACATAAATTAGAGGAAGAAGAAGATTATTGGGAATTAATTATAAAACGAGCAAATAAAATAACTACTATAGAAGATATAAAGAAGTTTATAAAAAAAATTGAAGATTATATAGAAATTGAAACATATAATAATGAATCAAAAAAAATTATTAAACAGAAATTAAATACTATAGATACATGGAAAGATGGGATGAATATAGTAAATATAAAAAAATTACGAGAAGAAAATAAAAAATTATTTAAAAAATTTATAAATAGAGTTGTTTTATATGAGGAAGAATATAAAGATGAATATTATTGTTATGCACCATATAATACTTTAGATTGGTTTAATTGGTTTTATAATAATAAATCAGAGTATATGATTCAAAAATCATTGAATATAACATATTATAAAAATGAAGAACCTAAATTATGGAATATTTATTTGTGATAAGGAAAAAAATAAATAGATAAATTAGAAATAAGTCTTTTTAAGTTAGAAATATAAATATCAATTTCATCTTTATTATATTCTCTGCCTTTTTGTGTCTTAAAATAAAATAAATCATTAATTCTTTTTATATTTATTGTTTTATCATTTATTTTATGTTCAGGTAATTCTCCATAATAATATAATGCCCAATAACCAAAAGATGTAAATATAAAACTTTGATTTATATTTGAATTTTTAAGTATTTTTAATATATCTTCAGTGCTTGGAAAATATTTAGATAATTTAGGATGTGTATGCCAAATAATTTTATCATATTTTTTATTTGCACAATATAATCTACCATAACTATCTTTTTTTCCTTTATTAATAGAATCTTTATCAATAAATAATTCATTAGTATCAGAATCAACATGTAAAATACCACAATATTCACTAGTTTCACATAATAAATTAATAATATATTCAAGATCTGTAGTATTCAATTTATAATGAGAAACTATTTTATTTTCATCTTCTCTTGTTGTAAAATCATATTTACTTGTTTTTTGTTTTAATTCAAAATATTTATTTTTATATTTTATATATTTATTATAATAAAAATTATTATTCATATATACTATAATTTGAAATAATAAAATAATTATTTCAAATGTAAAGTATTAGGAGCGCAAATTAATTTCCATTTGGAATTAGAAACTTTATAATAAGTTAAATGGCAATTTTTACCATTAGATAAATCACCTTTAATATCATCTAATGAATTTAATATTAATTTATTTAATGTATTGATAAAACCATTATGAG